CGCAATTCTAGAAGAGTGCGCGCTAATAGAAGAAGAACCATACAATGAAGTTTTACTTCCTCAGATGAATATTAAACGGCGTGAAGTTGATGGCACCATCAATCCTGAAGAACCAAGTTCGCCGCAAATCTTTATAACTACCGCCGCAGAACGTACCGTCTTTATGTATTAGAAATTGATTGAAATTACCGTAAATGCGGTTTTGCGGCCGAAAGAATATTTCTCATGGGGCCTTAGTTATGAAGTTCCTCTTCATTATGGCCTTCTAGACAAGGCTACATTAATGGACCAGAGATATTCTAATACAGTAAGTGAAGATTCATTCGCGCGTGAAAGTCTTAGTATTTGGTCTGGTAATAGTAAAGATTCTTGGCTAGACTCGCGGCGGCTGAACCGTCATAGGTCATTATTGAAATGCGAACGTTAGGCTACAATTAGTAAGAATTATTCTAATGCTTATTATATAATTGGGGTTGACGTTGCAAGATATGAAGCTAATAGCGCGATTATGGTAATCAAAGTTATACCTGGCGAATAGCGTTTTAAGAAAAATGTAGTTTATACTGAAGTAATAAATGGCGCAAATTATATAACTGAACAGGCACCACGCCTTAAGAAGCTTATACAATTATATCATCCAAAAGAAATCGTGATAGATGGCAATGGTCCTGGTATCGGTTTACTAGATGCCATGGTTCTCCCTTCTTACGATTCAAGAACCGGGGAGACCTTCCCGGCATATTACGCCTTTAATAATGAACATCACTTACCTCCAGAACTTCATGCCGAACAAGAGGAACCTGCGGCCAAATATAACGCTATTATTTATGATATAAAAGCCAGCGCGCAAAATGAAGATGAAATTAATTCTTACTTTCTTTCTTCTATTAATAATGGTTCAACGTCTTTTCTCGCGCATGAACGTGTTATAAAAGATAAGCTTATGAAAACTAAGCGCGGAAAAAAGATGACTCCATATGATCGTCGTAAGTTTCTCTTGCCATACGAAATGACTTCGCGCTTAATGGATGAATTAAATAATTTAAAATTAAAACCAACCGGTATAGAAAATAAGTTTAAAATTGAAAGAATCTCAAAATCAATTTATAAAGACCGTTTTTCTGCATTAGAATATGGATTATATCGAGTAAAGCATTATGAAGACAAGGAAATATTTAAGAAAAAAAGAAAAAACATAGGATAGTATGCCTTTGCCACTCTTAAGAATAGGGGGTGAATTGTATGAGTAAAGCAGCACAATTTTCTGCACTATATAGTAATCCTAGTTTTAAAATAAATTGTGTACCACTAGATACTAGACAAAATGCCAATCGCTGGGGCAACTCACATATTAATGCTGTTAGTGGTCATGATTTTACATTAGAGGAAATTGAGGAGATTATTCGTTCTGGTAGCTTAGATTTACTTCGTGAATTATCACGCTATTATTATAGAACGAATAGTCATTATAGAAATAATATTGATGCTCTTGCAAGTTTACCTCTATATGAATATGTTGTTTCTCCAATTTTTGAGTAGAATAAAGGTTCTAAAACATAGATTATTAAGGCTTTTTATAATGCATGTGAGTTTGTAGAAAACCTTGATATCAGTAATACATTCTTACGAATTACTAAAGAATGGTTAAAGACTGGTATTTATACCGGAATATTACAAGAAATGAATCATAAGGTAGTTATTACTGACTTACCTTTAGAATATTGTAGAACGCGTTTTAAAGATTTTAATAATTTAAATGTATTAGAGTTTAATGTTACCTACTTTGATGTAAAATATCCCGATGATTAGGCGCGGCTAAAAGCCATAGCAAGCTTCCCAGAGATAGTACAAAAAACTTGGAGACAATGGCATAGCAATAAGAAAGCTATTGACCCTTGGGTTATGATTCCTGCCGCGATGGGAGGGGTTAGTTTTTGTTTTGCTGAAGACCCTTCTCCTTTACTAATAGCTAGCATACCTGAATTATTTAAGTTAAAAGGTTCAATTAGTCGAGAAGAAACTCGTGATGAAAATGAATTATATAAGCTATTAATTCAACGAATGCCAATGGATAGTGAAGGACATTTAGCTTTTGAATTAGATGAAGTTGCAGCAATGCACGCGGGCGTAGCTAAAATGCTTGAGCCGTTAGATACTGTAGATGTTTTAACCACTTTTGGTGAAACATCTATGGAAAACTTACAAGACTCAACCGCCGCGTCACAATCGGCTGATAGAATTGATAAATATAAGCAAAATGCTTATGATGCGCTCGGCCGCAGTTTATTATTATTTAATTCAGATAATAGCTCATCTATGGCTTATTCTATTAAGAAAGATGAATCTATTATGAAAACATATTTAAATGCATATAATACCTGGATTAAATTTCAAATTAATGAGCGCTTCTCTAGAAATGGTGTAAAATTTGATTTTGAAATTTTACCTATTACTATTTTTAATTAGAAAGAAGTATAGGAACAATATATGACTGGCGCGCAATTTGGTTATTCTAAAATGTACGCTGGTGTAGCTAGTGGTATTAAGCAACTAACGCAAATTAGTTTGATGGATTTTGAAAATGACTTCTTAAATATGGATGAAAAAATGATACCGCTACTTTCATCTTATACTGCTACTACTAATTCTTCTTCTTCTGGAGAAAAAAATAGTTCTTCCAAAAAAAATAGTAATAACCAATCAGCGGGACAAAACATAACCAATGAAGGCGGCAGGCCCGAACTTCCAGATGAAGAAAAATCAGAAAAAACCCAAAATAATATTGCTACCAAGGGTTAAGGAGGACACTATATGAAAAGAAATATTCCTATTTATTTTGATAGTGTTGTCATTACTTCTCCCGCTCAAACCGTAGTTTCAAATCCCAATTTAAGGCGCGTCAAAGTTGGTGTCTTTTATAAATATGGAAATCGTAATGATTCTTATATTACAGACGCCATTGCTGATGAATTAATTGCAAGTGCTACTCATGGCGATACACCTGTTATCGGCTTCTTTGACCCCAGTACAGAAAATTGGGCAAGCCATACTGGCCCTACCTTAGCTAATGGCTATGGGTATATTGAAAGTTTTGAAGGATGGCAGCCGTTTAAAGATACAGACGGAGTAACCCGTGATTATGCAGTATTCTCTGTCGTATTATTTAGTAAATACTTTAAAGAAGCTAATTTTATTGTTGGACAAAACCAATCAATGGAATTAGATATTAACTCAATTGAAGGGGATTGGGCCAATATAGATGGGCATGAATATTTTGTATATACTCATGCAGAAATGTTAGGTCTATGCGTAATTGGTAACCATGAACCATGCTTTTCGGTATCTTCATTCTTTTCTAAGAATGATAGTACATATATTAATCAATATGATAAGTTCTCTTCACTTCTTGCTGATTTAAAGGCTCAAGTTGAAGAGGCGGACAAGTTAGTAGAAGGAGGGGAACATCAGATGGAAAAAGACAGTATGAATCCCGAAGTAAATGAACCCACTCCTGCGCAGGAATTTGTAGAACAAACTCCTGCTGTGGAACCTGAAGCTCCGGCTAATGTTCCTACGGAAGAACCAAAGGAACCAGAAGCCCCTATTGAACCTGAAGGAAATGATGCTGCGACTCATGAACCTGAAGGGGAAGAGCAAACTCCCGCGGGAGAACCAGCAGCTGATTTTGAAGCACAAATCGCTGAGCTACAGAATCAGATTACTGAATTAACCACTAATTATGAATCCGCTCAAGCCCGTATTGCTGAATTAGAAGCTCAGATTACATCCGCTACTGAGACTGAAAATGCTTTACGTGCTGAAATTACTACTTATGAAGCAGAGCGCAATCGTATTTTAGTAGAAAAGAAAAATGCTATCATCGAAAAATATGCCGCTCATATTAACGATGAAGAACAGATCGCACCAATCCGTGAACAAATGAATAATTTCACTTGTGAAGAGTTGGAAAGTAAGTTAGCAATTTGTTTTGCTAATAAACAAATGGCTGGCAGTGCAGAGGAAGTAGTTCCACTACCAGATCCCGTTGTTGATCAATTCGCGCTACTTATGGATAAGTATCGCAAAAATTAAGGAGGAATAAGTTATGAAGAGATTTCCTATTACTAACGTCGTAGGCGACTTAGTTGAGAAATATCGCAATCCTGACGAAAAACTCTATGCTAGTCTAGAACTAAATCAAGTAGCGTTTCCTAAGACCGGTATGGTAATTTCCCAGACTCCTCTCGGAGCTGCTTTTACTCGTCAGAATCCTTGCGAGAACGGTATGTGGCTAGTTGGTGATAAATCCGCTGGAGCTCTAAATGCACCTGCTGCTGCTACTGATAGCCCAATTGGTATTGTTTATACCACAGAAAAAGAATATGACCGTGAGCATTATGGTCTACAGCGCTTTGGCCGCAAGGTCGCTGGGGATTATCCTCGTGTTGGCCTATTCGGACTAGGCGATACTGTAACTACCAATTGCTTACAGTATGATGAAAATGAATTTGAGGATGAAGAGGGCGCCGCAGAACACTCTGCACTATTCGCCGCTCTAGAAAAAGATCTAAGCGTTGCTGCTAATGCTCTATATGTAAAGGCAGTAGCTGGTTCTCCAGTTCCTCAGATTACTGCTACCAAGCCCAGTGCTGGCACTTATGCTAAAGTTGTAAAATACTACACTGTACCTAACGGCGGAAAAGGCGTTAAGTATCAGATCGTAAGTCTATAATGGAGGTGCGAACTATGAATAAGAATTTACAGATTCTAATGAACGGCGTGTTCGGACGGAAAGTTCCTGCTGAGTTCGCTGCCGAAAATTACGATTATGAAGCCGCTCTTAGGGATGAACTCGCTAAGTTAATGACTAAGGATGGCAAGCATTTTAATCGTCACGTATTTAACCGTAATAAGGAAGAAATTTTTGAGCTTCTAGAACAGAATCTAGAAGAAGTATTACCTCAGTCTGTTAAGGGCGCTCTTGATATGTTTGTTGAGACCATTTATGTTGGTCAAGGACAGCGCCTAGAGTTCCGTGTAACTCGTGGTAAACAGCGTGGTAAGCAGTTCGTTACTCGCGCGACCGAGTCTGGTAATTATGAAACCTTCCGTCTTGATAGGGATCGTTTTGATGTCTATCCACAGGCGATTGGTGGAGCCGGCTATGTCGACTTCGAGCGCTATCTAGATGGTCTAGAAAGCATGACAGATATTTATCAGGTAATTCAGGAAGGTATTGTCGATCGTCTATTTGAATTAGTTCAGGAGACCTTACTACAGTCCTGGAATGCTGCTGGACGTCCTGCAAAGAATAAGTATGCTGGTAATAACTTCGATCCAATTGCTATGACCAAGCTTTGCAATACAGTTGCTGCTTATGGTACTCCAATTATTTATTGCACGGCTGAGTTCGCGGCTGAAATGGTTAATGCTATTATTTATAATTCTACTACGAAGATTTCTGATGTAGATATGCAGGAAGTTCGTGATCGTGGTTATGTTGGCAAGTTCCATGGAGTGCCAGTAATTATTATGCCTCAGTCTTTCACTGATGAAACTAATAGCAAGCTAGTTATGAATCCTTCTTTCGCTTATGTACTACCTGCTGGTAAGGAAAAGCTAATCAAGCTAGGATTTGAAGGTAGCCCCTATTTCCGTGAGTGGGATGACCATGAAGGCGATAATTCCTTCGTACTACAGGGCTATGTCAAGGTTGGTATTGGTATGTTTACCACTCCTAACTATTGGGGAATTTATTACAATAGCGCACTAGATGATGGAAGCGGTTGGGAGAATTATAATCAGTCTCTCGTACCAAATCTTTCTAATGGAAAAGCTAATCAGTAATTAATATAAAAAAGTAGGGTGGGTGAAAGCTCACCCACCCTATTTTCTTTTGGAGATAAAAGGAGGAATATGATATGAGTAATATTACTATTAAAAATGTGAGTACTGCTACGATTATTTTGACAGTACCAGAACTTAGAATGAGAAAAGAGTTAATTCCCGGACGTGTTGTAGGCGTGTCTGAAGAAGAATATCGGGAATTAAATTATGATGTTGGATTTACCTCTCTTGTTAAGGGCCATTATATTAAGGTTAGTGGCGTAGACGAGGAAACCGCAGAAGAAGCTATCTCTCAAGAGAATGTATTCTCTAAAGATGATATAGGAAAAATGTTTGATACTAATGATATTACTTCCTTTGCGAAGTTTATTCCTACCGCTACTGCGGCTGAAAAAGAAGCCGTGGTTAATCTGGCAGTATCTAAAGGAGTTACTTCTCCAGGATTTGTCGCACTTATTAAAAAGTATTGCGATGTAGATATTATTAGTGCAATAAATATTGCCCACTAGGCAGAAGAGAAGTGATAAAATATGGCGACACCCTTCTTAAAAGTATATGATGCTTTTTTAGCACGAATTACCGCGGACGATTGGACGCTAGAAGAAGAGTTGGCTATAGTCGAACGAGACTGGTAGGCATTATTACAAATGGCGTTAGCTCGTTTTAAATATCCGCGGGTTAGTTTAGAATTTGAAGCAATAGAAGGCGAAGAAGGACAACCGGTACAATTTTAGTTTGTTGATGATTTATCAAATGATGAAATTCAATTACTTGCATTAATGATGAAACATGAATGGATTAAAAGATGTATTGCTAGTTGGGAAGAAATTCGTTATCTATATGCTGATAAAGATTTCTCCCAAGCAAACCATTTAGAGAAATTACTGAAGCTTGAAGCCGCAGTAAAATTAGAAGTAGAGGATGCTAAAGATGACTATGATAGATCGCGTGGAAAGAGTCCCGCCGCAATCTTCGGAAAGTTAGCTGGAAAGCGACATACTAGCTAAAGCTACTTTTGATGGATATAAAAATAAATTAAAAGGGCGTTTATATGGTTTGCTTTGTGAAAAAGAAAAAAATGGCGAATGGGAAAAGTTTTTAGATGCTATTATGCTTGAACTTATAGGTTTGGGCGCGAACTCTATTAATTGGTGGCCGCTAATTGGAAAGCTTAAAATGCTTAAATATCTTTCTTATGAATATTTTAGAAAGACAATATTTGAATGCATGAATTTAGTTAGCGGTCTAGATATGCCAGATGAGTTATCTTGACGTATACTTTTCCCGCGTCAATCATTTGGGAGAAACGACTTCAGAACATATTCGCAATCAAGGAATCCGTTCTTTTGAGCGATGGCTTAATGAATCTCCTCATACTGTTACAGATTTATCTGTAGAGCGAGGAATATATTTTAGTGGCATTCTTTTAACGCATCATGATAAAGAAATGCAAAAACTTTTAAAGTTAAATGTTGCTCTTGATATTCCTTTAAGAGTGGGAGATATTATGTCATGGAAACAAGACGATGGTTCTGTTGAAAAATGGCTTTTATTATCAGAATAGAAAAAAGTAAACGGAAATCATCGTACTTTTGAAATTGTTAGATGTAATTACGTTCTTAAATGGATTGATAATAACGGACATATACAATCAACTTAGAGTTACGTAGTAAGTTCGGTTGATACAATGATAAAAGGAAATTTTCGTACTTGGCATAATTTAATTACTCCTCAGCCCAATAAATACGCAGAAATTATTATTCCGCGGCGCGAAATTGATCGCGGTACTAATTTTATTATTGAAGATGAGGGTTGGAAGTTAGTAGAATATGATTATACAAGCGTTCCAGGAGTTATGTATTTATCATTAACGGAAAGTAAAATTAATCTTATTTATGATGACTTAGATATAGATTTAGCCGATACAGACAAATTAGCTTAGTATCAATTAGCTATACCTGATAAAACATAGATTTTCTCAGTTGGAGAAATTATCAATCCAATTTATACACTCATAAAAAATGGTAAGCCTTATAATGCAGAAATAGTTTGGACTTCTTTAGATAAATCTATTGTAAAAAATACTCCGGAAGGATTATTAGCGGTAGGCTCTGGAGAGGTTGAATTAGTGGCTACATTAAAGGATTATCCTGAGATTAAAAAAACAATTAAGATAGTTATTGGCGCAGAAGAGCAAGAATTTGGCGCATATATTGAAGGAAGCGATTCAATTAAGTTAGATAGATATAGTACATATAAACTAGTTGGTACTAATGAAATTAGTCAAGTAGAATATGTATTAGAACCAACAGAGTTAGCTTCTATTAGCGCGGCTGAAAATAATACTTGCGTTATTCATGCTAATAATAAAAATAAATTAGGACAAATTACTTTAGTTGCAACTTATAATAATAAGGAATATACTAAAGTAATTAAAATAGTCCCATTATGGTGAGGTGAAATAAGATGACACAAGAACCCTCACAGCGTAGATTTGCCGTAATGGGCGAAAATGTGTTTAATATTGCTAATAAGTTAATGACAAATTAGCGGCTTTGCCGCCTTCTAAAATATCAAGTGAGAGACCCTTTTGATCCGAATAAGTATCCAGATGTAGATGGAGTAGATTTGCTTAATAAGCAAATTCTTATTATTCCAAAAATCTTTGATGAATCTACAGAGAAAATGTCATATATAACCGCAATTTTTACTGGGTTTACTACCAATATTATTAATCCTGATTTTAAAACCACTACTGTGCGTTTTGATATTGCCTGTCCTTATGAAGAATGGGTTTTGGATGAAGCATCGTTACGTCCATATCTTATTATGCAAGAAGTGGATTAGATGTTTAATCAAGCAAAAATGGCTGGTATTGGTACGTTATAGTTTGTGCGCGCGGACGCATTAACATTATCTCCTTGGATTGGCGGTTATTCTATGCTATATTCTATTAATGAATTTAACTGATAGCGAAGTATTAAAATTTCAAAAAGGTTCTCCTGTATTTTTAGATGATATTTGTGCGGTATACCCTGCTACTTTAGGTGAAATTGTAGATGAAGGATATGATAATTTTTAGCAATATTTAAGTGTGATTACTGCGACAAAGCCTACTACAAAACATGATTAGGATGAAGAATTATCAAAATTAATGGAGACTTTAACTGATTTTTAGTACATCTTAATGATGGCAACCATTGATCCGACAATTCATAATTCATTAAAAAAGGCTTTTAGATTTTTTATTCATGAAGAAGTAATTTTTATGCTAGACCCCGCACAAATTATCATAGGTGCGGCGGAAGAAAAACACATTTTAACAGAAGAGAAGTTCTACGATTTATAGCGTATTTTACGAAGAATGTATTTTTTAGAAGTGGAAGGAGAAGAAATTATTATTTATCAAGATGATTCTCCCGCTGTTAAAAAATTAAAATTAAAAATGCGCGAAAACCGTGAAAAGGTACGTAGAGCTAAAGCTAAATAGGATGGTGAAAAATCAGATATTAAACTGTCTGATTTAATTGGAAGTATCACCATTAATAATTGTGGCCTAAATATGATAAATATTTGGGATATCACCTATTATGCTTTTCATGACTAGCTAAAGCGGATGGGCTGGCGTGATTAGTTTAATATAAATAATAGGGCTGCACTCGCAGGTGCAAAACTAAAAAAATCATAGTTGAAATATTGGATACGTTCAATAGCCAACTCTGACAAATCATGATTTCATAGGAGGTAACTTTTATGGCTAATAATGTTAATATTTTTGATAAGTATGGCATTAAGGAAGTTGCTAACGTATACTTTGAAGCTCTAGATGATGATCCTGCTGCTGGCGTATATGCTGGTGACATCGTACTCTTCCTTGATACTCTAAAAGTTTCCACCATTGAAACCACTGCTGAGAATACCGCTGCGCAGGGCGGTTGGGGCAATCCTAAACTCGTACAGTGGGACTATGGTAAGGAAATTAATATTACTCTAGAAGATGCCTTAATGTCCCTAGAATCTCTTCGTTTCATGCTTGGTGGCGCTATTAAGCGTCCTGCCGCCAACACTCCAGTTGTTATTCGTCATACTGAGGAAGTTGTTTGCGGCCTAAATGGTGTTGTACCAAAGCCCAAGGACCATTTAACTAACGTTGAATTAACTCCTACGGCTACTTTTGGTCATCCAATTCGTCTAATCAACCTTACGACTGGTGCTCGTACTCAGTTAGTTGTTTCTAGCGCTGCTGGTGCTGCTATCTCTATTGATGGAACCAAGGCGATTAACTTCATTAATCCTGCAATGATTGGTACTGAAACTGATACTTCTGGTGCGGAACCTGTAACAACCAACAAGAGCGTTGCTACCGCTCAGGGCGATCACATTCGTATTTTCTGGGAAGAAGTTGTAACTGGTGCTTCCGGTGAAACTGAATCTGCGGTTGAAGTTACTATTAGCCCAGATACATTCCCTGGAACCTATCGTGTAGTCGGCGATACCTTCATGCGTTCTGAGAAGACTGGTAAGGATGAACCCTTCCAGTTCATTATCAATAAGGCTAAGGTACAGAGCAATGTTACTATTACTCTACAGGCTGAAGGCGATCCTTCCACATTTGAAATGACTCTAAACGTTCTACGTTCTACGAACGATCAGGGCGAAAATGAAATGATGAAGCTAGTTCGTTATCAGGTAGAAGAAAATTCTAGTACTGGTAATGGTAATGACTATGGCTCCATTGGAACTGGTTCTGCCGGTTAATTAAGTTTTTAAATAGGCTAGGGATATACTATCCCTAGCCTATTTCTTTTAAAAAGGTGGTGAGCAATGTTGCTTGACCAATATTTTGGCCATAAAGAATTATATGAAGTAGTTCTCAAGGCAAAAACTAATATGCAATTTGGTTCTCGTATAATAGAAGAAGGAGAGCCGGTATTATATTTTGAAAATGTTAATATGTCTATATTATCTGAAACGAATAGTCCTGTATTCGCGCGCGGTGGCTGGGCCAATATGCCGCGAGTAATTTGGGACAATCGTTCAGAAGTTGAGTTTCAAATGATTGAAGGTGTTATGTCTTCAATTGGCATGGGAATACTATTAGGTTCTAATGTCGGAATTAATGGACATGATAATCCTATTGAGGTACATAAAAAAGAAGGGCCATTTGAACTCACAGAATTAACAATTGATGGGAAAGTGGAACGTGGTTTTTATATTTCTCATTTACCAATTCCATTTCCTAGACGAAAAACCTTTATTTTAGAATATACACGAAAAGCGGTATAGTCAAAATATTATGGTAAAATTATTGAACGATAGGCATTATCAAAACTTTATTTTGTTAGTGTTTATCAAGACAAAGATTTGACAATTCCTGCGGACATGAATAAGCAGTTTGTAGTAGATTATTACTATGAGTATGGGGAAGAAGCGCTTACATATAATGTTTAGAAAGAGCGCTTTAATGGATTATTCACTTTAGAAGGAAAATTTTATTCTAAGGATGAAAATAAGGGCTAGAATTATACTAATTTAATTTATATGCCAAAGGTAAGAGTTGTAAGTGATATTAACTTACGCTTAGGAGAAAGGGCTGACCCAACAGTGTCCACATTTAATATAATAGGATTACCAGAAAAGAGTGGTAATATATAGAATTTAATTTTAGAAATAACTCGTCTTGGACAGGATATAGATGGGGAATTATAAGCCGCTTCCTAAATGCGTAGGAAGCGGCTCTTTTTTTATTTGGTGCAAAAGGAGTTGAGGATATATGCCGCATTCGACTATGAAATTTCCAGCGACTATAGAGATTACTAATATATAGTCTGTTTTGGAGAATTTAAGAAAAGAATTAAGTCATTTAGAAGTTGGAACGAAAGGATTCAGGAACTTAGAAAGCATTATTAATAGAATGCAATCTGAAGTTGATAAATTATACAGTTAGGGAAATAAACCATTATTATCAGAAAAACAATTTACACAAGCAGAAAGTTCAATGGCTAAAATTGAACAGGAAATGAGTAAATTAGAGCATGCGGCAGGACGCATTACTTTTTCTGATTTAAAATTAGATGCTGGACAGTAGAAACAATTAAAGGCTTTTCAAGATTAGATTAACGCTTTAAAACAAAGTAAAAAATCTATTAATGAGACTTTAAAACAAGGTTTCTTGGCTTCTGATGCTGGAAAATCTTGGGCTAATTTTGATTCTGGAAAAGAAGCAATTACACAAACTTTTTCTGAAATTACAAAAAGAATTCAACAAGAAGTCAATAAACAAACAGAACTAGTTGCAAAAGCTCAATAGACTTATGACAGCTATTTAAAAAAATAGACCACAAGTGAAGTTTTTACTAAGGCATTAGGTTCTAATGACCCATTATAGACTTTAATGGGCAAGCAATAGTTTGAGCAATTTTTTAATCAAAATAAAAATGGAGTATTATCTTTTAAAAATGGTCAAAAACCTATATTTGAAGATTGGTTAAGAAATAATTTTGATATAGATGAAGCTACTATACAAAGTATTATGTCGCTTAGTGCGAATAAACTACAAGCTGCTTTTAAAAATTCTACTGAGGAAATGCATAATGTATTATAGAATGTTGCAAATAAAAAAGTAGATATAACTGGTAGCAAGGCAGCGCTAGAAAATGCAAAACAGTCTTTAGAGGAAGTAAATGCAATATAGCAAAGCGCCACTCAGATACAAAGTAATTCTGCGGGTGCATTTTAGAATCTAGGAGAACAAATTACTTTATCAACAGCGCAACTTGATTTATTTAAATAGAAATGTGTTGAAGCGGCTCAAGCCCAATTACGAGTTGGCGATCATTCAAAGACAGTAGGACAAAATCTAAATAGTTTAAGCAATTAGATAGCTCAAGTTAATAGTCAATTTTTACAAGAACAGCGTACACTAAATAATTTTAATGCTATTAAAATGGCTATTACTAATTTTATGGGTTTCAATTAGGTTTTAAACTTAACCAGAACCGCAGTTAGAAATGCATTAAATCATATTCGTGAATTAGATAGTGTTATGAATAAAATCGCTATTGTTACTGATATGAACACTAGCGATTTATGGGCGTAGATTCCTGCCTATACAAAAATGGCATAGACATATGGTGCATCTATTAAAGGCGCATATGAAGTTTCATAGATTTACTATCAGCAAGGTTTATAGACTAATGATGTTTTAATCTTAACTAATGAGACATTAAAATTAGCTAAGATTTCTGGTCTAGATTATGGTAAAACTACAGACTATATGACGACTGCATTGCGTGGTTTTAAGATGGAAATGTCTGAAGCCTCTACGGTTGTTGATGTATATAGCAACCTTGCCGCACATACTGCTGTGTCTCAGGAAGAACTTGCTGTTGCAATGAGTAAAACTGCATCTTCTATGGAGGGCGTAGGCGCTTCATTTGAAGAAACCTCTGCAATGATTAGTACCATGGTTGCTGTTACTCGTGAATCTGCAACTAACATTGGTTCTGCAATGAAATCTATTGCTAGCCGTTATGGTGAATTAACGAAAGACCCAACGAAGTTAGTAGATGAAGAAGGCGAAGCAATGGCCTTTAACAAGGTTGATGCCGCTTTACAATCTGTCGGCATTTCTATGCGTACAGTTGATGGACAGTTCCGTGATTTCACTGATGTTATTGTTGAATTAGGTGAAAAATGGAGTCAATTAGATAGTACACAGCAACGTTATATTGCAACCCAATTTGCTGGTAACCGTCAACAGTCTCGTTTCTTAGCATTGGTTAGTAATATTGATTTATTAAAATCTAATTTAAATTATGCAGAAAATGCAGAAGATACAGGTACATTACAGGCTCTAAAGGCATTAGATTCTATTGAAGCGAAAACTGAACAAGTCCGTGTTGCATATCAACAAATGTATACTGATATTGGTATAGAGAGTGCTTGGAAAGGTTTACTTGATGGAGCAAAAAATGTTGTTAATACCTTAAATAGTTTGCCTAAAATATTTGGGAAGATTCCAATTGGCGCAATTGCTATGATTGGTGATTTTATTACCATTATTAAGGCTGGTATGTTTAAAGCTTTTGAGGGCATGTCTAAAATATGGGAACAGGCGCGCGAAGCGGCCCAACAATCTGGTAAAGAGACGGGCGAAGGCTTTGCTAAAAGTGCGGCTTAGGGTGTCGAGAAAAGTGCGGATTTATTAAAACAAGCAGGTAATGACATTAATAAGCAAATTGCTGAGGGCTAGAAACAAGGGCAAAGTGATGCCACTCGTGCTAATGTAAATGAACCTACACCTACTAAACCACCAGAAACAGCAAAGCCTGCAATAGATAATGCTGAAAAAGCTGCCGCTGTTGGCGAAGCCGTATCTTAGGCTGCTAATAATGTTGCTAAAGCTTCTTAGGATGCGGCAAATGCTGTATAGGATACGGCAGATGCTGCATAGACTGCATAGGCTGCTGCTGAAGCCCGCGCAGATGCTAATAAAATAGCTGCTGAATAGGCAAAAGCAGAAGCTGATGCACTCAGTAATATAGATCCATAGGCATATGTAAGTATGTTAAATTTACAGTCTTTTATGGATAATCAAGGATATACTAAACAATTAACTACGAGTTTAGCGGGTTCATTAACTTCTGGTATGGATGTTAATAGTATGGGAAATGAAGCCGCTAATATTGTTGAACAATTAATGAATAATATCCCAGAAGTTAAAGCTGCAATGCAAGCTGCTGGTGAAAATACAGTACAAGGTTATATTGTTGGTATATTAAATGGTATTGGATAGGCGCAAAGTGCATCTGAACAAATTGGTGCTGCAGTTATTGCAGGTATTCGGTCTTCATTACAGATAGCCTCTCCTTCGCATATATTAATAGCACTATTATAGACTGGTGTTGGCGGTGCAGTTGTGAAAAGCCTCGCTGATGCTGGAGTACAAGCTGGCGAATCGGCGGAAGAAATTGGAACAAAGATAAAGACAGCTTTAGCTCATTCTTTAAATGATGGAAATATTACTATGGAAGCATTTTAGGAAAAGCTCTTAGATGGATTAGATGCTTTTTCTAAAGAATGGGCTGGAAAAAGTGAACAAGAACTACGGAGTGCTTTTGGTGATGAGACAGTAGATCAATTAAAAGTTGTTTCTGCCGTTAAACATAGTAATTATATTGGAAAACAAATAGATGATTTACTAGTATAGCAAAAAAATCCTGATCTTACCGATGAAGAATCTAGCGCTTTAGATGCAAAAATTCAAGCATTAAGAGCTAAGTAGTAGGAAATTAATTGGGAAACTGAGCCTGTGGGCGCGGCGGCAATCCGATAGGCAGCACGCTTTATGATACCCCGTTATACAGGACTTGAAACTAATACAAGTGATATGCGTATACGAGATATGACTGCATATCAAGAGATGTTGCCTCATGATAATAAAACAATTCCTATGTTAGCAAGATAGCTACATAATGAGGAAATATATACTTTACAATAGGGAAGTTCTACTGATATTTATGAGCTTCAATAGGCAGAATTATAGAGACGATTAGCGCAATTAAATCAAACAGATTTAGGAAAGGCTTATTAGGCAATTCCTACTGGTGCTAGTGAAAAACTTGAATTACATGCGGCTAATTACGCGGCTCTGACTAATCAAAAATTAGGCGCTGCTCGAAAGGAGTATGTAGGTTTTCCAAATACTCCGGAAAAGGCTCGTTTATAGCAACAAGCTACTTCTGATACTCCTGTTAATGAACGTGTAGCAGAATATTGGAATAAGGTTTTAGCAGATAGATAGAATACTACAGATCAATACAATGCTGCTGTTGAAAAAATTAAGGCTGAGGTAAATAAGAAATATCAACAGCCTTATAACGATGCACGTGCTCGAGAAGCGGAAGAAGCTAAGTAGCTTGCTGCAAAAGAAGCACAAAAACGCGCGGAAGAAGAAGCTGCAGCTAAGCGGCGCGCTGATGAAGAAGCAAGACAACGCGCAGCAAAAGAAGCTGAAGAAAAACGGATCGCTGAGGCCGCGGCCAAACAGTAGGCTGAGGAAGAAGCTAAAAAGCGTGCTGAAGAAGAAGCTAAAAAACAAGCAGCGGCAGAAGCAGAAAAACGTAATAGGGAAGCTGCAGAGACTAAGAAGCTCGAAGAAGCTAATAAAAATGAAGTCACTCCAACATCAACTTCATCTGAGATTGATAATAATAAAAAAGAAACTGCAAGTATTGAAGAAAAAATTGCGGCTTTAAAAGAATTAAAAGCTGCAAGAGAAGCTTTAGCAAAGGCTCGAGAGTCCTCTGATGCTAATGCTTTTGCACAAGCTAATGAGGCACGGAAAGCTGCGGCAAATAAGGTTGAATCTTATGGTTTTAATCGTAGTATAAACACTGCTACTATAAATAAAACTATCAAAGAGTTAGAATCGCAAAAAGCAGAGTAGGCAAACCTCGTATCTAATAAAGAAAAATTAGTTGATAATGCACCGGATAATTCAGGCGTTACAGAAAAGGAACAAGCTGAAGCTAGTGCTCGTAGGGATAATGCCGCGGCTGCTACAGAGGAAAATGAAGCGATAAAAGGTGCTAATCAGGCTAAAGCTGATTCAACAAGTGATAATAGTACTGAAACTCAATCATATAACACATAGATTGAAGCTTTACAACAACTATTAGAGTTAAAGAAACAAATTGCTGCGACGAATGCAGAAAATAAAGATGCTTCTGCATTACAAAGCTAGTTTGATGCTCAATTAGCTGCATATTAGAAAGAATATAGTAGTAGAGCTAAGTTTGCAACTGAAACTAGTATTAATCGAGAGATTAATAGGTTAAGTAAAAAAGAACAAGATTAGGTAGTTTCTTAGACAGCTAGACAGCAAGAATTAGATAAGCGTTACCCAGCTTCAAAGAATAGCCCTACAAATGGTAAGAATTTATACTTCGATCAAAATGGAAAGACCACTGATCAAGAACCTAAAATTGGAGTAGGAGCTGAATTAAATCCATCGAATACTGGCACGACAGCTGGAGAACAAATAGTTAAATAGGCTCAAGAAGCAGCAGATAAATCTCCAGTAGATGTTCACTCAGCTACAGGCGGAAATGAAAAACCATCTAATAATTCTCCAGCCGCGAGCGCGGGTGGAAATGGAAATCCACCACCAGGTTCTGAACTAACTCAAACAATGTCAGCGGTGCGCCCGCCAAGCATGGGAGCATCAGGTGACCTTGTATTTAATTAGTCAACTGGTAATCCTGTTACTGTTGACGAACTTAATAAAATTTTAACTGCATTAGTAGCAACAGGACAAATGGCAGAAGAAACTAAGGCAAAATTATTAGAATTATTTCAGACTAAACCTTCCGAAGATTTTGTTTTAGCTTATGGCGCTGCTACCTATACTCCAACTGCTATTGCAGATGCAAACAGGCCGATGGAATATTCAGACACTCATAATGAAAATGCTGAACCAGTATCTAATAATAATTATGATTATTATGAAGAATTATAGAGACAGCAAGAATTAAATGAGTTTGAACTTTCTAGAAGACAAGCTGCAGCGGATGTTGAAGCTGCGTCTGTTGCTGCAAGATAGCAATCTACTTAGGTATCTGAACATGCTGCTAATTCTGAAAAAATATTTACAGATAGAGTAGAAGAGGGAACCGATGCTTTAAATAAACAAGCCGATGCTGCAAATAAAAATGGTGGCGCTGTTGCTTCTATGGGCAATTTTATGACAAAACATAGTAAAGGAATGTCACAATTTGGCGCTGCATTAGGTATGCTTTCTGGTCTTTTCGATAAATCTAGTCAATCTGGACAAGTATTTGCAGGCTCGGTAAGTGCTATTGGCGGCGCAATGCGCGTGTTGCCAGTTATTTCTCAAGCTGTATAGCATGGTCTTAACGGTTTACCTTGGATGCAAGTTGCTATGGGTATTATGGCCATTATTAATGGTATTTCAATGGCAGTTGAAACTAGTGAAGAACGGCTTGAGCGTCTTACTAAAGAAGCTGAAGAGTTAGGTAATAAAGCTAAAGAAGTTAAAGCTAATTTTAAAACTTTAGAAACCGGAAAAAAATAGTTAGAAGAATTAGAGAAAAAACGTTACGATAGTGCTGAATCAGCAGAAGAATATTAGAAAGCGGTTGATGATTTAACAGGTAAGTTTCCTGCATTGATTTCTGGTTTTGATGAAGCAGGAAATGTTATTATTGAAACTGGTAATATGGAATCTGTTTTAGCCTAGGCACGTAGAGAGACAGCAAAGGCTACGTATGATGCAGCTATGGCAGAAAAAAAGAGAGCAGAAGATGAAGCTAAATAGAATATTCAAACAAATTTAAAGAATATTAAACTATTAAATAGTGACTTAAAAGAAAACTTTAAAACGGATAAAGGAAGAGCTGTTAGTGGTGTAACCGAAAAAACCATGAGAGGTCTAAGTGAAACTAGCGGTTTTAGAAAAGTAATAGAAACTGGTTTGTATGGAAATGTTCCTGATGTTGCTGCTGAAATGTGGAACAGCCTTCAAGGTGCAGATCCTGAGTTTTTAGCTACATATTTTGGAGAAGGAGCTAGTAACATTTAGAAATTAATAACAGAAGCATATGATCAGATTGAAGGCTATGCCAGTTCTTCAGCGGCTTAGTAGTTAAATCTCTTAATGCCATATCTTCAAAAGAAACAGAATCGTACTCAAGAAGAAGACGATTTATTAACTATTTTAGCTTCTCGTCAAGAAGCAATTGACACGATAGAAGATATAAGTTTAGATCAAATTAATGGAATTACTGATTAGATAAAAACTGCTATAGATACAGGTAATTATTCAGAAGCATATGAGTACTATACGCAATTAAAAGATTATACTAATCTATTATCTAATATGTCAGACGCATATCAATTATCTATGACAGACGAAATTGCTAAATTAGATGAGTCTATGTCTAAATTAGAGAGTTTGGCTTTAATAGATAAAAATGCTTCCAATAGTTTACTTACTAGTTATATTGCATATAATAATCAAACTGCTGATTTTATTAAAGATAATTCTACACTAGCTAATAAGATTGCATAGCATTTTACAGATATCTGGCATAATGATGAAAAGTGGAAAAATAAAACTTGGGATAATTTTAAACAAGGTAATGCTAGTGATATTAATAATGCAGTTTTGGCCGCAGAAACGTTTTGGGATAATTTAAGCTTAGAAAATGAAGAGCGTATAAAACGTTTCCAGACAATGATTAATGATTCAGAATCGTATCGTTGGTCTGATATACAAGCTGAGTTTGGCACAATTGCTGGATTTGATGAAATTGCCGTAATTTTATAGGAGTCATTTGAGAAATAGATTGAAACTGTTTAGGAGAATATTAAGAATAAATATGAACAATTAATAAAGGAAGATAAACAAGATTTAGAATATAAAGATGGAATGACTCAACGTGATTGGTGGAAAAATTAGGCATCAAATGCAAAAACTTTTCAAGAATAGAAACTTTATACTGATGTATTAAATAATTATTAGTCGCTAGTAGATTCTGGATTCGAATCATCTGCTAAGGATTTTATGTATGCTGGAGTTTAGTTTGCAAATGCATTTACAACATTAACTGGTGAATCACGTGAATTAATGTCTAAATATTTAAAAGAATATGATATAACTTCGCGTGCAGGTTTATCTGATTTGCTTGCTAAAATATCTAGTGATAATAATACTGATAATGATGACATGATTCCATATATTGAAGCAATGATTCAATCATGGCGAGAAAATATTTCATTAAGTTTATAGACTATGATTGAAAACTTTACTTCTAACTGGTCTGACTAGAGTAAAACTTTAAAAAGTTTAACTTCTGGTATGGGAATCGAAGATGTTTAGAAAGTACTTACACAGGCACAAGAAATAGGGTATGAAGACATATCTTTTGAAAATTTTGTAACTGATGGTGATAAATTAGTATTAGCACAAGAAAAAGCATAGGACTATTGGCAAAAATATTTTGAATATCAAAGTGGTAAAATTGGAGAATTAACTGAACTATTTAATAGTGCTAGTGAACGTTATGGCCTAAGTTTAGATGATAATGGTAAAGCAATAATGTCTAAAGCCCTAAGATCACAATTTGATGAAAATGCAGTTAAATAGTTAGAAGATCTTGGTGTTGATTATAAAAAATATTTAACATATGATGAAAATGATAAATCCTGGAAATATAGTGGAAATGTACTAGAAAGTAAAGCAGGTTTAAAACAAGCAATATTAGAAGCATATGAAAAAACTGGTAAATTAATTCCAGAGTTTAATGCTTATATTGAATGGGCTAAAAATGAATTTGAACGTGCTGCTCAATGGGATGAAGGAGATTATTCTTCTTTAATTAATAAAGAAAAAGGACTTGCAGATGCTAATAGTGTTTATGCAGAATTAGAGCGGCTTGCCGCCGGTGGGGAAATGCAAGACTGGCAAAAAGCATTACCCAATTGGAAAAACGCAGTTAATAATATACAAAAAGCTTCAGATCAATTAGTAAGTGATATTCTTAGCAAAGGAATAGATAATATAGATATTAGTGATTATAAAGGTTTAGCTGATATTGATTTAAGTGGCTCGTTGGTTGATGTAGTTGAACGATATGCTAATCAAGCCGGAAAAACTATTGACGAAGTTAATGACCTCATTATGCAGGCGGTCGAAAAATAGACTGAACGTTTTTCTTCTAGCGTACTAAAAGATTTAGATTTCTTAGATAATAATACAGTACAAACCTCATTAAGTGGTCTAACTGCATTGGCAAAAGTCTTTGATGTTAAGAACTTTGATCAAATGATAGCACGATATTATGATGCTACTACAGAAAAGGCAACATTCTCAATACAAGACCTTTTAGCTAATTTTGATATTGATTTAACTTCAGTTAATAATTTTACAGAAACATTACAAGATTCAGTAGATGAAACATTTAATAGTGTTATCAGTCTAATTAAGAATGGTATTTCTGGCAACTTAAAGTTTAGTGATATTGGTAAACTACAGACTGCTCTTGAACAAGAAGGATTCACTGGAGAGTTAGTATATGAGCAAACTGAAGATGGATATCAATTAACTTAGAAAACATTGGATAGTTTATATAAGCATTTAAAGGAAGCTGGTTCTTTAGCTGCACAAACAATACTAACTCAAATTAATGATAATTATTTTAAAGAAATTGAAGAATATACAAAGAAAACTTCGTCTGAAGCATTAAAGGATTTAGATTTTATTGATTCAAATACTGCAACTACTTCTTTAAGTGGATTGAAGGAACTTGCTAATACTTTTGGAATTAAGTTTGAAGATCTAGTTAATAACTACTATAATTGGACAACTCAATAGGCCACGATATCTTTAGATAAGTTGGCAGATGAGCAAAAGATTGATTTAACTAAGGTACAAGGTTTTAAAGATGCCTTACAAGAATCTTTGGATGAAACTTTCTCTAATATTACCAATATGATTAAGAGCGGTCTTGCTGGTAATATGAAGTTTAGTGATACTAAAGAATTATAGAAGCTGTGGGCTGGTATCCGACCAGATGGCGATAAGTCTACTCTTACCTTCAATCGTACAAAAGATGGATATGAATTGGCGGCAGATTCAGCAGGATTACTTTATGATAGACTTAAAGATATAGATTCTATTTCTGCTAGTCTTGTATTAGATGAATTTAATACTAGCCTAGATAGTGCTGTAAGCTTAACCGCACAAGAAGCTGACTTATTAAAAAAGATGGCTTCAGCTGGCGGACTATCTGAAGACGATTTCAATTTTGTTCGTTCTTTTAATGGCAACACTGATTTCTTTAAGCGTCCAATTCTAAAGGATGAAATGGGTAATATAAAGACTTATTGGAGTGAAACTATGTCTTCTGGTCAAGAAGATGCTATTCCATGGGTTATGAATATTACTCCAATTATGCCGGATGGTAAAGAATTAACTGAGGCTGAAGTAAACGCATATGTTGACCAATTATTTACTGAGGCTAATGGTGATTTAGCTAAAGTCCTTGAGCTAGATAAAAATGACCGTAAACTAATAATTGATTTACAAGATGCAACCAATAAAGATTAGCAAGGACTTATTAAACAAATGGAAAGTGATGCTGCCCGACTATCTCGAGTTAGTGGGCAATATCATGGAGTACTTGCTGGTCGTGATAGTCCTAACAAGGCTCGTATTGAGCAATATCAAAAAGAGCTTGATTTAAATCGTGAGATACAAAGAATACGTGCTACCACCGAATCTGATGACTTTAAATTCATGGATAAAGCTATTCCAAGTGGTCAAAATAATCCATTAAATTATTTTGAAAACTGGAGTAAAGCATTAAAAGCTTTCCAAGAAAGCTTTGATTTAAAAGGCCCAGATAAGGGTACAATTGGCTATCAAGACTTCTACAATGTAATTACTGAAATGGGTAATCTTGCTCAAACAACCGGAAAGGCTATTCCATTTGGTAATACAGTATTAAAGAATGCCCAAGATGCTTCTGATTTAATTACTCGTGCGGCTGAAGCTCTGACCATTACTTCCGATGGTTCCATTAAAGTAGATTTAAGTCAATTTGGACTTGACTTTGTTGGCGGAGCCAAGGAAATGGGTAAGAATGTTGAAGCTGGTATTGACGCTTTGGCCGATTCACAAATTGATATGTTAGATAGTATGATCTAGCTGTTAGAAACCATTGTTGCAATGGAAGAGTTAGGAAAGATTGACACTCAAGGCAATGGTATTGATTTTGGGGAATTATTTGATGAAAATCCCATTATGAAAGACGGTCAAAAATGGTATCAATGGACTCAAGGCGCCCGAGATGCTGCGGACAAGATTCTAGGCATGGCGGAAAACAATGAGGACTTAGCTAAAGGTTTAGAATCTGTAATAGTTAATGGCACTACGATTGGTGAGATGCTTAAAAAAGCCAAGAAAGGTATGGAAGTTAATGAGGCTGATGCTAATGCTTACCATGCAACTTTAGCTGCATTCTACAAGGCTATGCAATCTGGCGATTGGGATTTAGATAGCATCTATAATTCAATTAAAGAAATATTAGCTGGAACTGGTTTTGAAGGAGAAATTAAAGTAGGAGATATGATTCTTACTTATAAGTAGGGCGTAGTTCTTGAACGCGATAAAGAAGGCAATTATACTGTCGATGGTTATAAAACCAAAGACGAAGATGCTGCTATTCGCGCGATGAAGACTTCTCATATTGCTTCTTTACAAACCGCGGCGGATAAGATTGGTCATGATGATAAAGGAAATGCTATTTATACTATTGGCGATCTAACAGTCACTACGAATTATGATGTAAAAACTAAAACTTTTACAGCAACATTTGATGATGGTTCTGTATCTAGTACTTCTGCAGAAGGATTAAACTTAGCAATTGACACGTATTTAAAAGCTCAGAATAGGGTGCTAGGTAAAACTGATACTAATAATATCGCAGATTCTGGAAAAGTAATCGAGTTTACTGTCTAGCGTCAAGGTCATGCTACAATTGAAGTTTAGATAGATACAGAAACCAAAATTGCGACTGGTAATATTAAAGAAGGGACTGACAATTGGTTTTAGGATACTGTGGAAGCTACTACACTTGCTGGTAATGCATAGGAAGTATACACAGTTCATACAAAAGTAGCAACTGAACCTGATGAGAATGAAACAAATAAAGCTTTAGATGATAATAAAGAAAAAGCTGATAAGGGCGTAACTCAAGATATCAAGAAAGGAAAGAATGAAACTGGTGACGCATTAGCAGAAAACGAAGCAATAGCGGCACTAGGAGTTATATAGCCGATTAATGCTGGTATTAATGCTGTACGAACTATTATTGATGAGAATGTTAAGTATGCAAAAGACAATGCAGCGACTCAAACGATAAAAGTTAATACTGTTTCTGATACCGAAACGACTACTCCTAAACCTAATTAGACCACTTCTACTTCTGGTAGAAAGATGGCAACCGGTAATCTTGGTTTAACCAAAGCAAAAGGTACTTCAACCTTAATGGGTGAACTTGGTCCTGAACTTGTAGTTTCTAATGGTCGCTATTTTGTTGCAGGACAAAATGGTGCAGAGTTTGTAGACCTTGAAGAAGATGCAATCGTATTCAATCATCTACAAACAAAACAACTACTACAAAATGGTATGTCTCCTTCTCGCGGTAAAGCCGTTACAAACGAGCGTAATGCAATTGCATTTGCGGCTGGTAATATGGGCGGCGGACCCGCGCAGGCATCAGCATCTTAGGCGTTAGCCGCATTAAAACAATTACGTGCAATGTGGCAAGCTTTACAAAAAGCTTCTGCAAAAGACCTCGCCGGTAAAGGCGGTGGTGGCGGTGGAGGTGGCGGCGGAAACGATAAAAGTCCAGTCCGCGCTTCTTGGATTGCCGCTGTAGAACGCTGGTATAATTTAATGTAGAAGATAGCTTAGTTAGAAAAAGACATTACTCACGAAGAGACTTTACGTACTAAGCTACAGGGAGAATTTAAGAAAAATGGTTCTGCCTATTATGAAAGCCAGAAACGTTCATTATAGTACATTGAATAGCAAGCGCAAGCACAAGAAACATTAAACATTTCTCGTCAAGAATACTTTGACCAGAGACGTAAGCAATTAAATGAAGAGAATGGGCCGTTTAATTAGCTTTATACATTCGATGAAAATGGCTAGCTAAAATATACTGCTAATACTGTATTAGGTTAGGATGGCGGGTTTGCGTTCTTATCTGATTTAATGACGGTAGATAGCTATGGTAAACCAAAATATAGTGCTGAAGAGCAATATAATAAATTGGTGGCTGCCGGATTCAAAGATTATATGTATTATGATTCTTCTGGAAAGGAAATTACAGATGAAAGTGCTAAAGGCAGTAAAGGCACAGATGATAAGACTAATTTTTATACTTAGTCTGTATAGTCTTTCTGGGATTTAGTTGATAGCCAAAAAGAAGAAATGCAGTCTTTACATGATGAAATTGAAGACGGTAAAACTAAAGTGCTTGAACTCGAATCTAGTCGCAATGAAATCTTAAAAGAAATCCGCGATAATCAGATGAAGGTTGAAGATAATGTTCTGAAAGCTCTAGAATCTTCTAGACAACAACAAATTGATGCCCTATCTGATGAGCGAAAAGCATTACAAGATTCTACCAGTAAGTATATTGAAGGTCTAAATAATGCACTTAATAAAGAACGCGAAATGTATGAACAACAGGAGAATGCGGAAGAACTTAATAGGCTCCGCCGCCAGTTGGATATACTTCGTCGTTCTGGTGGTTCTGGTTCACAGATTCGTAGTTTGGAAGGCGATATTGCTTCGCGCGAAAAAGAATCTTATTTCGATCAACAGCAGTCTTCTATAGACGCTATTAAAGAAGCTTCTGATTTACAACTTGAACGTCTTGATAGACAGATTGAAGTAATGACGGAAGCGCTTGAGTATGAGAAAGAGTTTGGATTACTTTGGGGCGAAGTTTATTAGGTAATGGCACTCGCGCCAGATCAAATCGCTAGATATATTTATGCTAATGATTCATCTTTATGGGGTGCATCTCCATTAAAGACGGAAGAGGATTTCCAATAGGCATTATTTGAATCTGCACAATGGGCTGCCTTCTATGCCGATCAAACTAATTATTATAATGATGAAGTAGTTCGCCATGCAGATAATTTAGCTACTATGAATGATGCCGTCTATGGCGATGGTAGTAAGTATAACTGGGGCTTATTTGATTCTGCAATGACAGACTTGTATGGCAGACAATGGGAAGCTGTTGCTGACCAGTATAAGGATGTATTCATGAAGAATTACTCTAAGACTGGTGATATTACTTACGCCACTACTGAAATTACTAATGCTTTGAATAGTATGGGCAGACAAATGACTAGCGCATTAGATTCTGCTTATAGTTCATATCAAGCTTCACAAAGAGCCGCCGCAGAAAGTAGCTCAGGTGGCGGCAGTGGCGGTGGTAATGGTGGCGGAAGCTCTGGCAGTAAGAGTGGAAAATCATCGTCTGATAAAACATATTCTTATACTTATAAATGGATGAGTGGTTCTATGACTGGTACTGGATATGCATCTGTAAGCGCTGCTAGAGCTGCGGCATAGAATGATATTGAAAGGATGACTAGAGCGGCTGCTTCTAGCGGTGATAGAAAGGCTTCTTCTTATAAGGCCGCAGCAATGAATAGTATAAGAACATATGATTTTGGCGGTATGATTGATGAAGATCAATTAGCCCTCGTTCATGCTAAAGAATCAGTTTTAACACCTAAACAAACTTCCATACTTCGTAATGATATCTTAGGCTCGAAGCCTAATTCTCTAATGAACTTACTACTCGACTTTAAAGAAGCCCATTCTGGTATGGCATCTGCTTCTACCTATAGCTCAATTGACCGTGGCATTATTATTGAAAATGCTTCTGTGAATATGAATGTCCAGAAGATTTCTAATGATTATGATGCACAGCGTGCGGGTGAATAGGCTCTTACCCAGATGCTTAATATTGCACGTAGAACCAGCGCGAAAAATAGTGTGAGGAGGTAAAATGCGTATGGATTACATTAACGGTATAGAGGTGGCGTCTAATAACGCAAGAACCTCTCAAGTATATAAAGCGACTCATAAAGGGGAGAATCTTCTCCCCTTTATGAACCGTTCTTTTATTAGTTTTTCCTTTGGCGGAAAAAATATTGAAGACTTTGACTTAATAGCAACTGTTGCGGGTGACCGCATGGAGCGTGAAGGTTACGCTAACTTTGATGCGCTGACATCTACGTATGATGTTGTACATGGACAATTTTATTGGGGTTCATATTATAGGACAAACCAAATGTCCTTTAATTTAGCTACCGATGGAATAGAATAGGTAAAACTAGATGAATTTTTACGCTGGTTTGCGGCGGGAAAAGTCCGCGAGTTAATACTCGCGGAACATCCCAACCGTGCTATTATGGCGCGTGTAGCGGAGCCGCCGCACATCAGTGTTCTTCCATTTGAAAAGAAAATTAATGTAATGATAAATGGTAGTGCTTATAAAACAAGCACTACCTTATATAAAGGCGTTATTACATTAAACTTAGTAATGGATGACCCACATTGGTATGGTAAAATTAATATATTTGGTCGCCGCGATGAAATGGGAATCTATCGTGATACTTGGTTCGATCCGGTGACATAGCAATACCAGAGCGCACTTGCATTGCCTGATGCTATTAAAATAATTCATGAAGACGGGATTCCATTAGGTAGTATGATTTTAAATACCATGCTTCTTGGCGGTAATACATTTGCTACCGTGGCTTTCCAAACTTATTCTTGTATTATAACATAGATTGATGCAGAAGAATATTCTGAGCATTCTGGTACAGTTGGTTATTATAATAATGGTTTATCAAAAACTGATTTGATACTTGAAAGTAATCCTTATACTCTTACACCTTTGGAGTTTGAGCATTATAAAGGCGCGGCCATTGCTACAACTGATGAAGCTGGACGTTATATCGCGGGCGCGCGCATTGCCGGTGCGGCGATGAGTGAGTCTTCTGGTATTACTTATCTACCTCCTTATTCTGGCATGGCAGATACATGGATTAATTTCTATTATACTGGTACAGCACCATCACCCACGATATTAAAGTTTACTCTCGTGCCAATTATTGACGAAAGTAATTATTATATAAGTAATCCTGGAAATCAATATGCGAGTACTACAATGCATCCTTACAATATTATAACTATTGAATGTACTAAACAAAAAGAGTTTAAGTTTACCACTCCTAATATATTAACTAGTTATAATAAAGTAATTGAGATTTTCAATAAAATGATAGTTGTAGGTCAGGATTGGGCTACAATTCGAGAAACTATTCGAGAAAGTATTTGGCATTCTGCGGTACGCGCGTGGGCAAATCGAGTAATAGACTATTATGATATTGAAGGCGGCAGCGGCATTATTGAACAAGGCGTTGATGTATCACTAATGAAACGTTTCCTTGGAATGATGTTTAAAGATGCTAATGGTAATATGATGCCAATGTCTTTTGTTATTAACGCCAAAACTGGTGAAGCAGTTGCTACTTTATCTTATCGTAGTTCTATTGATGAAGATTCCGGCGAGATTATTGCATTAACCGACTTGGAAAATTATGCTAACTATTGCGCTGATAATATTAAAACCGCTGAAGAAAATGTAGGAGATATGATTAAATCCAAATACCTAATTATAGATGAAAGAAACTATCCAGACCAATCTGGTAGCATTGTTGCTTGGCAACAAGGTCAATTATATTCTCATCGTCTATATCATGATGTTATAAATGGTTTACGTGATATATTCCTAGAATATAAAAATATGTACCTATAATTAGAGTAAAAGGAGGAGATATCATGGCAGAAGTATATGAAACATAGCTTCGTAGCTATGAAGTCTCTATTTGGACCCTTCAGGACAGTTTTGTAACTGTCCTGAAGCCGTCCGAACTAGAGCATAAAGGACAAATATAGGAAGGTATATTTGAAATCGGTGATGATGGCACTGAGCATTTTACTTTTTCTATTCCTATGTATTATCAAGAAGGCGATACATAGATAATGAATCCTCTATGGACATTTGTTGTAGAGGGGCATTTAGTTGCCAATATGCACAAAGTTAAGTTAATTTTTAACAAGGCAACAGAAGATGAAGAAGTATATGAATTACTTGTTGTTGCAGTAACATAGTTGCATGAACAAGATAATATTAAATATACTATTGAATGTGAAGGTTTGGCTTTCCATGAATTAGGAAAGCTTGGATATAAAATCAGTTTATCAGGCGAAGACTTTGATGATGAATATATTAAATGGTTTGAACAAGGTATGGCTGAAGGACAAGAAGCGCCGCGCCAAACTATTTAGTATTGGAATGATAAGATTTTTTATCATGAACATGAACTGATGCATACTTAGTTAGCTCGTCAATTAAATCATTTATAGAGATTGATTGATGAAGCAAAAGAACAATTAAGTAACGCTTAGTTACTTTTCGAAAAAATACGCGAAGAGTACAGTAATAGTGATTTATCAAAAATCTTTAGTTTTTCTGAAAACGACCCATTGACATATGTTCCTGGTGGCTTAGAGTTCTTATCGGATTTATAGGATAAGGATGAAGATGGTAATGCTAAATATACTATAAGAGAATAGTATGAAAAAATTGTAGAATATAATGTCGCATCCTTAATGGCAAAAGACAAGGATGGTAATGCTATTGAACAAGGCGAAGATGAAGAAGCTTTTTATGCCGCGTCTGTCTAGGCTTTTTGGGATACACTAAATGATGCTAAACAAACAATTGAAATTGCTTAGCGTAATGTATTAAAATTACTCCTACAATGGACAAATTATTTAGCTGCAAAGGCGAAAGTTAAAGAACAAACGCGCAAGTATCGTAAGTATGATTGGGACTATGAAGTAAATATGGACTGGTCCTCCTGTAGTGCTGGTGTCGCGCGCGTGCGTGACCCTCATAAAGTTTATGAAGAAGAAATCGTTACTTCTTGGGAAACTGATAGAGTCAAGGATGAATTGTACCCAAGTAATGTAGAATCTTATCGAGAGAAATGGCGCGCAGTTGAATCTGAAGAATCTAATATTTATAATTTAACACAAACAATTGCAGAAAAGTTTGGTGTATATTGTAAATATGTATATGACCATGATGAGAATTATCATATTATTGGGAAACGAGTTGTATATTATAATAATAACTTTTAGGATTCTCAGAAACATGTAGATATTACTTATCCTTATACTTCCTCTTCAATTACTCGTATAGTAGATAATACCGAATTAGCCACGAAATTATTCGTGCGGCCAGTCGAAAGCGATATGTCTACTTCTAATCTTATTTCTATTACTACAGTAGAATCTAATAAGAGTAAGGAAGATTATATTTTAAACTTCGATTATCTAAAGAAAATTAACACTATCAATCAAGAATAGTATGATGCAATTGAGGATTTCATCTTTGAAATCGCGCGATTAAATAATAGGATTCGTAGGCTGGATACATAGATTCGTTTGACACAAAATAAACTAATCACGGCTGAAGCAGATGAATCAGTTTATTAGAGCGCAATTACTTTGGATACAGAGCGTATCAATAATGCAAACTTGCTATTAAACCAGTTAACTGGTGAAGATCAAGTTATTTTTATTACTGAAGCTAATCCTACAATGGTAATCCTTCGTAGCGCAAATGACAGCGCTTCAAAAGATTTAAAGCAAGTACGTTTACAATATGAAGGAATCTTGCCTGAATCAGTTGAATTATATAAGAAGTTAAACTTAGGCGTCGTAGTTGGAAATGGACGTTTAAGTGAACTGGTGCCAACTGGTAATTTCGTATATGATGAGTTTGGAAACCCAACGGCGATTACAAATATTTATATACCAGATCCAGACTTAAAACGCCTATATATGACTTGTCAATATTCTCCTCGCTTATATTATAGTCGAGTAGGAGAAACGTGGCAAAAGCGTTTAAATGATGATTAGATTAAATTAGCTGAGGCGCAGGCGCGCGTAGAGAAATATAATTTATTACTCTATGGCTGCGATGTAGACTACGCGCGCGCAACGCTATCGCGTGTAGAATATGTAAGCGCTGGTACTTCTATTGCTGATTTTGTTATTGGTCATAATGACAGAGGACAAGAGATTGGTGAATATGGAAGTTATATTGGTGAAGCTGAATTAGAGGAAGCGCATGGTTATATTTTAATGCGGGAAATTTTCCTCTTAAAGAAAAGTATTTTAATTGCTAAGTTTGAAAAGATGATGGGCCCGGCGCTTCGTGAAGGATACTGGAGTCCAGAAGATTATGATGATTATGGTAATAAGTATAATGACGTCTGGTATATTAGCGATAATACTACTACTGAATGGCCCGGCACAGTACGCTCCGACTTAATTAAGTTTGTTTGGGATACTTATAATATATTTGAAGGTGAAAGTAAAATCTCCTATGAGATTGGAGTTACTCAAGATATTGAATATTATTTACTAATTGATTTAACTGATTATTTAAGTAATATTAAGAGTTATATTAAAACAAACACTCTTAGTTTTATTTACTACGATTAGCAAATGCTTGCGCTGAATAGCGAAATTGAAGCGAAGAATCGTAGGATGGAAGCGCTAGCCGCTAAAGCCTCAGCACTTGGCGGCGAAAATAAGTTATCAGAATCAGAACAATTAGAGTATCATAGTTTAAGTGTAACTTATAATACTCGTATGGAAGCTATTCCACGTAATATAAAAAATGCGCGCCGATGGTTTACTTTGGGCGCGAATTGTGAAATAGTTTATGTTCAACATGAAGGCAAATATAAACCTGCTTTAATGATTACTGGCTTGAAAGATTTAATGCCAATTGAGTTAAGGTCTGTTTATACTAGTGTAAGTGGATATGAACCTTTCTTGGGATATGTAGAAAGTAAGGTTATAGAAGAAGCTGATGACGAAGGCGTTATTCATACTAATATTGACATTCAGATTACGCGTTTAACATAGGATAGTTTAGCATCTCATTTCTTAAATGTTGGAGAACGTAATGCAACCTATGAAGAACAATATAATAGTTTATTACGCGCGGGCTATGGTGCATAGCTTGGTATTGGTAGAACATCGACATTCTATAGTGCGGCAATAACTAATTTCTGGAATGATTATAAAAGCAATAAGGACGCGATGGATGCGCTTAATACTTCTCCTTGGGATATTACCACGTTTAAGAAAACTTATATTTGTATCGGACAAGATAAGTATGGGAATGAAATTAAATAGGCTTTCCCGCGCATCGCAATTGATTCAATTGAATTAAATACTAAGAGTGTATTATTAGCAATAAATAAGAAAGCACGGACTGAATATGAAGATTATAGCATTTTAATTGAAGAAGATTTAGCTACTACGACAGAGAAATATTTTGTTAATATTAAGCCTGCTGTACTCGCGGCTGAAGGTTCTCCATATTTTGTACTAGATATTGACTATGCTATATCTAATGCGGCGGAAGCAATTTATTATGATGCTCTAAAAGTATCTAAAGAAAATGCTTTCCCGAAGGTTTCTTATGAAGTTGCGCTTAATATGTTATATCCAGATTTAATTAAGAGAATATATACATTGCTGCGACGTGTTGTATATATTAATGACGTTGACCTATTATTGGAAGATGTTGCTGGATATATTTCTAAAATCACAATTGACCTCGACCATCCTTGGTAGGATAAGATTGAAGTTAAGAATTATGAAACTAAGTTTGAAGACCTATTCTCTACTATTGTTGCACAGACGGAAGAAATGAAGAAAAGCGAAGTTGCAATTAACTACGCGGCGATTGCTTTCAGTTCTGGCGGTATAATTAGTAGTAACGTATTACAAGAAAGTATGCTAAAGGCTGATTTGAATTATAGTTTCAATTAGGGTACTTTAACAATAGATGAAAAGAATGGTATTTGGGCTGTTAGTGATGCGGGTGTAGTTGCAATTCGCGGTGGCGGTATATTTACTGCTTCAGAAAAAGATACTACGGGCGCGTGGAAATGGAATACCGGTATTTTACCAACTGGTATCAATGCTGACTTAATTACGACTGGTCAGTTGGATACTAACAAGATTTATATCTATGCTGGTGATAAAGTCCGATTCCAGATGAATGGCGAAGGATTATTTGCCTATAAGGCGCTATTTGAAGACCAAATAGTAACTGATAATGATGATACGAAATATTATATTTAGAATAAAACTGAAGATATTGATGCATCTCAATATATTACTTATAATGAGAATGGCTTATTCTTGGTTGCTAGAAAGAATGCATTAGTATTGAATAGAGAAAAAAATGACTATATTCGTGTTGGTTATTAGGCAGATAAAACTACACCTTTAGGTAATTTCCCAACTGAATTAAGACGTGTTGAAATTGGTTGGGATGGTTTAATACTTCGTGATTGGACAAATTAGGATGTATTCTATGCTGACCCTGATACCGGTAATTTGACGCTTAAAGGTACGATTGAAACTTTTAATGGTAAAATTGGTGGATGGACAATTGGACCAAATTCACTTACTAGTAAAAACGTATCGTTTTTTAGTAGTGAAGTAGGTAGTAATGAATTTAGTGGTATTAGATTAACTGCAAGTTAGTCTTAGACATAGACATTTGATGGCGTTGAACATTATGCTTATAAAATTAAAGACTCAGATGATACTACAATTTATTATAATAGCGCACGGCCTACTGATGGAATAGATACTTTAAAATTGACTTCACGTAATAACACTTGTATTTATTATGCAGAAAAAATTTAGGGTGTTTAGCCTTTAGCCACGATTACTGATACAAGTGGCATTTATATTGCCGATCCAACAACTAATAAAGCAATTGTATTAAATGGTAATAGAATTGTATATAATGGTTCTACTAGCACTAGTTCAACTTGGTATGTACAATTAACAAATTGGGCCAATATGACTAATCATGAAGTTACTGATTATGTTAAGCAATGGACTGGTAGTATGCCTACTTCAATTACATTGCCAGTAGATACAGAACTAGTACTTGACTCTGATTCTCCTTCTTTTCTTGCTAATGCTATGACCGGTGAAGTTAGAATTGCAAAAGGCATATTTGGTAAAGAAGGTGGTGGCGGATTTGTTCTTAAAGCAAATGGATTATATGACGGGACATTATATAATACAAATATTAACTCTAATAGTAGAATTGCTTATGGAAATTCACTTTATGGATTAGATTAGTATTAGAATTGTTTTAATAGGTTTAGCTCAAATAGTTCTGCCGGTACTTTTACTCTTACAAGGATAAACGGTGACCCTGTAACTTTTAATATGGCCGACACTAAATTCTTTAGAGATTAGATGTCGGCCGCAGTAGTTATTCATAATAAAGGTTTAAGTTTAAGTGGATCGGAAGCTAGTAGCACTGTTAACGTTGATGTATGGACTGACGGATAGGGATATGTTCGCGGAGATTCTTATTCAGATAGCTATTACGTAGGTTATTTGTATACTGATGGTTAGGCTTATGGTGAATCATTACATGCAGGAGACTATAACCGAGGATGGAATGAATGCGTTGATGCTTTTGGTACAGTTTATACTATTACGCGTGATACTGATGAACATTTTAAGAAAATTACAGTATAGGGGCAAATCTCTTATACTTCTTGTGGTTCAGGATGGGCTGCTTATAGGGAAAAAACAGTTTCAAAAAGATAATAAAAAAAATACCCCTCTCTTTCGAGAGGGGTTCTTTTTTTTTATTCTTCAATAAATGGTTCTAGACCAACCATTTGCGTTGGTGTAAAATCCAAATTTTCCAATTCATCCAGCCGAATCTTATCCGCATCAATATGAACAGTTCCTTCAGTTAGCTCATTAAGCTCTGTCATAAACTTATTCATATTCTCTTCACTAAAGGTATACTCATTAGTCTTCTCATTGATAACAAAGTTACCATTCTCATCCTTTTCCGCATACTCTTTAATTAGCTTTTCCCGCGTGCTTGTAAACAGATTCAATTCTTCTTCAAGCTTCTTCAAAAGCTTAGCTACCTTCCAAGCGGTGCGGCCGCGAAGCTTCATCTCAGAAACCTGCTTTAGCATATCTGCACTACCAATAATTTCTCTTAACTTAACATCAATCATATATCTTCTCCCCAAGTCGTGTGGACTTTAACTTTATTACAAAAATATTTTCCTATGCAAATTGCATCTGCTTCATCTTGTGTACAGTCAAGACCGTACCATAACTTAACTTTATCTTGTGCTTGTTTTTTCTTATTCTCTCTACCAGTGCCGCTGCCAACATCACAATATTGGCGCCATTCGGTAGAATAAACTAAGTCGCTATCTATACAAGCTTCAAATATCGTATCAAGTAAAACGCCTTGTAAATTAGCAAGTGTCTAAAATGTTTTTACTTGCGCCTAAGATTGATGTGGCCCATAGCTTTGAAGCTGTATATTTTCAACGCCAATAAAATCTGGTTCATATTCTTCAATCGCGGCTTTTAGCCAATTCTTTACCTAGTTAATACGTTCGGTTGCTGATAATCCTGCATTTGTATGATATGTACCATAACTTACTAATGTCTTATTATCATAAATCGCATAACCAGTAATATTGGTTGCCGCGTCTAAAGCAAGAATCCTAGTAGTATTTGTGTCCTTTTTGGGCACCTTATTTTTTTTAACTTTATATATATCTCCGGCCATACACTATTCACATACCGGGTGCTTACGCCATTTTTCAAATGTTAGCATCGTCTTATGGCCTTCGGGACATTCTATCTTTAATTCAGTTTTTAAGTTCTTATACGTATCGCTCAGTAATTTCCATCCCTATTCTTCTAAGGCGTTTTGTACTGTATAAATATTAATAGTAGACATTACTTACCCGTGCTACCAAAACCGCCAGCGCCGCGGTCAGAGTCTTCAAGCGAATCAACTTGTATTCCCTTAAAGCGATAACTTGGCATTACTAGTAGCTGAGCAATACGGTCTCCCTTGCGAATAAAGCTATCTTCATTAGAAGTATTATCATATAAAACTCCAAGTTCGCCACGATAACCACTATCAATTAGTCCAACACTATTACTAAGCCTAAAAGGAGTGCGCGCCCCGATACTAGAACGAGGTAGAATCATTGCTAGCCAACCTTCTGGTAATTGGATGCTAACGCCGGTACGAATCTTATTCCCATAAGTATGGGCATTTAGATTAGTATCTTCTAGTGCATATAGGTCTGCGGCCGCATCACTATCATGTGCATAAGTTGGCATCATTGCTCCATCTTCAAGTTTAATTGGAAGTTCAATACTATATGAATGATACTTATCAGTAGCAGTCTTAACAACATCTACAATTGGAGCAAGAATATATGTTCTAATAAAGTTACGTTTCTTATCACTAATATTTTCTAATATGTCAATCTGATGCGTAATAAAATCAATAAATGCATCACTTGCCTTTGCGGCTTCTTCCTTAGAGACATTATCTCTCTCAAGATTTTCTATTATCTGATTGACAGTAGATTTAGTAACGCTATTATTCAAATTATTCTGAAGCATTTCAATTAATTCTTGATTATCAAGGTCTTCTTCAGAAAGTTTAAGTATAACTTGTATTGAATCTAGAAAATCATCTAAAATCTGTTGTTCGTTCATTTAATCCTCCTCAGATATCATAGGCGACAGTAACTTCTACTACCCACCATTCTTCTGTGAGTTCGCCTGTCTTTCTATCTTTCTTTGACTTATAATCTACTTTAGTTTTCGTTACTGTATATCCCTCTCGATTCGCGCGAGCCTTGTAATCTTCGACAATATCCGTCGCTTCATGCTCACTATCTACTCGGTATACTTCAGTTTTCTTCGTCATCATATTCGCCATTTTCTTTATTCTCCTTTTCTTTCTGTTCATTTAGTGCTCTAAACTTTTGAATTAAATCAATATAATTTAATTTTCTAGCGGTATCATTTATTATTTCTTGCTGCTCTTTTGGACTGGTGCCCTCAAGAGCTAGAATATTTTTACCATACTTTTTCTGTAAAGCTCTTCGCTGTTTTCTATTTAACTTAACTTGCGTATTATTAATTTTCTCAATTGTTTCATTAGTAATACGAGTCATAATTTCTTCTGCGGTATCTGCGCCAATTCGTTTTTCTGCTTCTTCATAGGAAATCTTATGAATATCAGCATAACGTTGTATTAGGTCTTCGCGTGGCAGAAGCTGATCGTTTTGTTCTTTAGACATTATATTAGCCTCCACTATTTTTATTATATCCGAATTCTTGTGATTTAAAGAAGTCGATATAATATTTTTCAAGTTCAGATAATTTATCTTTATCACAATATGTGATTACTTCAATTGTCCAATTCCAAAATCCTTCCTTAAGAATTGCATGATGCACGGCTTGGTCAGCTATAGATTTAATTCCAATAGAAGACTTGAAGTGGTCTGCAATTCGAGTTTTTACGTTGGTACTTTTTCCAATATAACATTTACCAGTATCTATATTAGTAATTTTATAAATACCCGGCTCTGGTTTGATTTCTATTCGCTTAAAAGTATCATCTAAGTTGGGTTTAACATATTCGGCCCAAACTAATTTACTAATAATATCTGGATGTTGTACTTTCGCGGCGACAGCAGTTAATAAAAATTCAATATCCTCATGATATTCTTCTGGTAACTAAATTGTATAAAACAATTTTGCCTATTTATCTTTTTCATACTAAGCAAGCGTGTGTTCAATAGCATTAAATCGTTCTTGTGCATCGGCTATTTTTTCATGATATTCACCACTTTTCATTATGCACTCTTGTACTATTTCTGCCATTGTACTTTTTGCTTGCTCAACCTATGCGTCACATTCTCTTATAGTTTTTTCAAGCTCTAATTCAATATTTTGTTTTCTGGTTTCAAAATCAGAATCTAAATCCTATTGGCGCCTTATTCGCTAGGCTTCCATCGACATATCAATTTCTGCCATGCGCTCGTTTACTAATCTATGATATTCATCGCGCGCATCGGTTAAACTCGTCGTAGCACTATCTAACTAATTTCGTATATCAGTTAGTAAATTACGTTCTGTATTACATTTAATCTATGTATCTAATAATTTACTTTCATATTGAGTTAGTGTTTCTTTTTCAGAAGCAATTTTTTCTTTTATCTCTTTTAACTATTCATTATATTCATTTAAAAGTGCTTGGTCTATTTGACGCTTCTAAAAAAGTTTAACTCCCAGAAATCCAACTATAATTAAGCAACCTATAAGGGCGTACATCATTCACATCACCACTCTTATTTTATAACTTATTATAACAGATTTCTGGGAGTTTGTCAAATATTAGATTTTAATTTTTGTGCGCTAAATAAGATACCACCAATAATATTTCCTAAAATAGTAAAGAATAGATTTACACTAAATTGGCCGCTTACTAACATATAGTAGAAATCAGCAATACAGTGATTAAAGCCAGCAATAATAAAAGTTGCTACTCCAAGTACTGTTGCCCAAAGTGGAGTATTCTTATATGTTGCAAAAGACATTAACATTCCACAACCGATTCCTTTTACTAATGCTTCTGATACTGTTTGAGCACTTTTAGCCGCTACTACTGTTACAGCAGCATCATGCACTATCGTATATGAGAAGCTAGCAATTATAGCCACTCCAAAAAAATTATATAAAAGTATCAATGGATAATAATACCAAGGACTTTCTTTGGTAAGCATAAATTGAACCTTACCAGTAAATAAATGTAAATCATAAATTCTTACAGTAAGTAATCCACAGGCAAATATTACTGCACCAACAAGAGGATTGGACGCTGATAAGAACGCCCATCCTCCAAGTGCAATAGCCATACCTGCAAATATTGCTCTTGATAATTTAACGGTCATTGAAATAATCCTCCATCATAATGACTCGTTGGTTTGAAGAACCACGTAGCGGCAGTGTTGTATCTCTTTTATCCTGCTCATAACGGCCATCTATTAGGCATGTAATATTATGTAAAATATGGTCTAAAGTACGATTATTGCGTTTCTCTAGTTCTTCAATGGTGTAACCTGTCCATAAATAGATTTTTAAATCTGGATAATCTAACTTACACCAGCCAATTAAGTTCATTACATCTTCTAAGTTTTCATCGGCTAGTGGTTCGCCGCCAAGAATACTAAGAGAACGCATTACTCCATTTTTATTAAGCTTCTGCATAATCTCTTGGCGAATATTTACTCCATATTCTTCTCCATAATTAAAATCTTGTGCTTCGGGATT